CCCTAAAATTCCTCCGGGGGGAAGATTCATATTTGCTATTAACCCTGTCTGAAAGGGGGTGAGAAGTAGTGCCGAAGTCAGCTAGTTCCGGTCCAAGGTCGCCAGAAGAGATTCCGATGCGCCGCCCACCGGCAAGAACTAGTGCGAGACGCATGCAGCAACTTGGTCGGCTTGCGGAAGATCTCCTCGAGGAGCGTGTTCGCAAGGGTGAAGCTTCTCCCACGGAGACAGTGGCCCTTCTGAAGCACAACAGTCCGCTCGAACAGGCCAACCTCAAACGGATCAAGGCTCAAACTCGGCTGCTGGAGGCTCAGCGCAAGAAGGTTGAGTCCGACGCCGTTCGAGAGGAGCAGCTCACTCGTGCTATGGAAGCCATGGCGCGTTATCGGGGTGAAGACCTGTGATCCGCACGTATTCGGAGCTTGAGAAAATCGAGACCTTCGTAGGTCGGTTCCGTTACGCGATGCTGGAAGGTTCGGTAGGCATAGCCACCTTCGGGTTCGATCGCCATCTCAATCAGGATTTCTACGCGAGTCCCGATTGGAAGCGAGCTAGGAGACAAGCGATAATCCGCGACAACGGGTGCGATCTCGGTCATCCAGACTACCCCATCGCGGACCGCATCCTCGTTCACCACATGAATCCGCTCACACCGGACCATATTCTGGAGAGAGACGAGGACAAGCTATACAACCTCGACTATCTGGTTTGTGTCTCGGCGAGAACCCACAACGCGATTCACTTCAGTGACGAGCGTCAACTCCCTGAGCCGTATGTTGAAAGACGGCCCAACGACACCACGCTTTGGTAAGGAGTCTGGTGAACTACGACATCAAGTGGCTGCACGCCCCGGGGCATTCGCGCTCAGTAGGGCCGAAGGTCATCGAACGCGCTGTCAAGACCGGCGCCCAGGTCATCGACTGGTCCGAGATGTACTTCAACATCGACGACCTGCTGAAGCACGCCCCCGAGTACGACCACTTCGTCGGCGAACCTCAGCAGACGGACTCAAGGGGTCGCGTCGTGAACCATGACGTCGTGATCTCGATTCGTGCCGGCAGGAAGATCCTTCACAAGGAGGAGTTCTTCGTCGACAAAGCCCGGATCAACGCCAAGATTCACCCCGAACGAAGGGGTAAGGCTCTCGTCTTCGAGGATCTCGGAGTTCGTGTGCTGGTCATCGCCTGGCATCCTCAGCCCGCAGTTCTGAAGCGTCCCATGGTCCTTCTCCCCGGCTACAAGGAGAGCGTGCGACGCGTCGAGGCCGTTCATGACCGTCTGGTCTCGAAGTACAACCCCGATCTCGTCGTCGCTGGCGGAGATCTTCAGCTCGGCAAGGGCACGAAGTGGTTCTACCCGAACCGGATGGCCCACCGCATGAAGCTCGACTGGCACAACATCAAGATCGACTGGCAGATGTGGTCTCCGGCGTTCCGCGAGATCCGCTTCCACACGATCGACCCTTCAACCATCCAAAAGGGGATGGACCACCCCTGGATGGTCCGAGTTCTGAGCAACAGGAAGGACAAGTCATGAGTGACGAAGAGATCAGCGAGGAGCAGGCGCTCCGCGAGTCCGAAGAGACCGATGTCGAACCCTTCGAGGGCGACCCCGACTTCGAGACCTCGCCGACTGCCCATCCTGCGGGCGCTCCTCAGGACGACGAGTCATGACCGGCCCGGCCACCTGGCAGGAGGACCTGCAGTGGTACCGCGACCACCAGACGACTGAGCAGATCGGCTTCAACCCGAACGGTATGTGCCTGAAGGTCTGCCGAACGTCTCGTCGGGTCGGCCCGAAGTACCTGACCGCGCGCGAGTGCATGAACGCCACGCCCGAGAAGTTCCGCGTCTACAAGGTGCGGGATCTCCGGAGGGGCATGAAGCTCTACTTCGCCGACCCGACCGACAGCAACACTGCGGACCACGTCGTCACGATGATCGGTCGTGTCAAGGGCTTCGACTGGGACGACCTCAATGACGTCCTCGTCGAGACCAACAGCGTCAAGGACGGCGAGCTCGTGGTCGTGCGCGCGACGTACTTCTTCGAGCACTGGGGTGACCGTTTCCAGTTCGGAGCGTTCTGGATCAACGACGTCGAGCTCGACTACGCCGGCTACAAGAAGGACCAGAAGCCCGTGCGTGCCGACGCCGCCCGGATCAACAACTTCCGGGCCTCCGGCAACGAGTGGGACGTCAAGATCCTGGATCGAGCCATCGCCGCGGGACGCCGAGACCTGCTGCACACCGTCGAGACCATCGAGACCATCGTGGACCAGCTCCCCAAGGACCGCCAGTCGGACTCTCGCATCAAGGAGTTCCGCAAGCGCTTCAAGGACAACCGGGTGCTGAAGATGTCGCTGCTCAACGGCGCCGTCGACGACGGTCGCACCGGCACGGTCAAGCAGGTGCGCGACGATCTCCGGGCAGCCATCAAGTCGGTCCTGTACCGCTAGAAGGCTGGAGTGCTCCCTCTCATTTCGGATGCGCGGTTCAACTCGATCGCGCTTGTCATCATCGCCGTTGTCGGCATCGTCCCCCTGACGCTGACGGCCTATTACTCACGTGGGGCCAAGAAGAACAGCCAGGCAGCTGCAGACTCGGCTCACGCTGCCGCCAAGGAGGTTCTGACGAACGGCGGGATGTCCGATCCCAACCCGAACCTAAATGATCACGTCAAGTACCAGACTGAGATGCTCGAGAGACTCCAAGGTTTGCCCGAACGCATGGACAAACTCGAAGGTGAGTTCCAAGAGCACATCCAGTACGCCGCATACATGGGTCGCGGCATGGCTGAGATGTATCTCGAGGTCATGGGTAAGGAACCGCCTCAGCAACCGCCGAGCGACAAAGTCAACTAACCGCAAGACGTCAAAATGGAAGGAGGGGAACCGTGACTAGCATCCTCGACGACGTCAAGCACGCGCTGGGTATCCCGGCAGCGAACACCGCTTTCGACGGCGATGTGATGATCTTCATCAACAGTGCGTTCTCGACGCTGACACAGCTCGGCGTCGGCGCACCCATTGGGTTCCAGATCACCAGTAAGGAGAACCAGTGGGAAGAGTTCTTCACGGATCCTCGCCTCAACTCGGTCAAGAGCTTCGTTATCCTCAAGGTGAAGATGGCGTTCGACCCGCCCCAGAGCGGCTTCGTCACTGAAGCCATGAAGGAGCAGATCCGAGAGCTCGAGTACCGGATGAACGTCGTCGCCGATTACGGGTGATAGATGCTCAGTAACACCGCAGTCCCGAAGTACTACGGGGCATTCCGTGAGAAGGTTCTAAGCGGCGAGATCCCCGTCTGTGAGGAAGTCTCTCTTCAGATGCAGTTGATCGATACGCTCATCGCTGACCCCAACGTCTACTACGACGACGGGGCCATCGAGGGGTTTATCGCTTTCTGCGAAGAGGAGATGACTCTCACAGACGGGGGCGACGTCCACCTTCTCGACTCGTTCAAACTGTGGGCCGAAGATCTGCTGTCCTGGTTCATCTTCGTCGAGCGTGAACGCTGGGACGACGAATCGGGAATGTTCGTCACGAAGGTCATCAAGAAGCGTCTCCGTGAAATCCAGTATCTGATCGTTGCTCGAGGCGGCGCCAAGTCGATGTACGTTGCGTTCCTTCAGGCGTACTTCCTCACTGTCGACCCCTCGACCACCCACCAGGTCACTCTCGCCCCGACCATGAAGCAGGCCGACGAGGTTGTCCAGCCGATCAAGACAGCGATCACGCGCGCGAAGGGGCCGCTCTTCGCGTTCCTGACCGAGGGTTCGTTGAACAACACCACAGGCGCCCGCTCGGGTCGTCAGAAGCTGGCGGCCACGAAGAAAGGCATCGAGAACTTTCTTACGAACTCGTTCCTTGAGGTGCGCCCGCTGAGCATCGACAAGGTGCAGGGACTCCGGACCAAGTACAATTCGGTGGACGAGTGGCTTTCGGGCGACACTCGTGAGAACGTAATCACCGCGCTGATGCAGGGGGCGAAGAAATTCGAGAACCCTATTCTGGTCGCCATATCCTCCGAGGGTAACGTCCGGAATGGTGTCGGAGACGACATCAAGCTGGAGTTGAGCGCCATTCTCCACGGTGAGATGACTGACTGGACTGTATCGATCTGGCACTACAAGCTGGACGATGTCAAGGAAGTCAGAGACCCACGCATGTGGGAGAAGGCTCAACCCAACATCGGCAAAACGGTGTCCTACGACACATACCACCAGGATGTCAAGAAGGCTGAGCAGTTCCCTTCGGTCCGCAATGAGATTCTGGCCAAGCGATTTGGTCTGCCCATGGAGGGCTTCACTTTCTTCTTCACGTACGACGAGACGGTCCCTCACGACCTCCCGCCGGGCGTGGACAACCCCTATCGAGGTCTGCCCTGCGCTTTGGGCATTGACCTTTCCCGGGGTGATGATTTCTGTGCCTTCGACTTCGTGTTCCCGCTTCGAACAGACCAATCGGGCAACTGGTGTCAGTTCGGCATCGATGCTCGAAGCTATATTACGCGGCGTACGTTGGAGTTGCTGCCTGGAGCTAAGCGTTTGAGGTATGAAGAGTTCATTGCGGAGGGAACTTTGCACGTCATGGAGGGGGTAACCCTTGACATGATGGAGATCTACGAAGACCTCGAGACTTACTACATGAACCAGAACTACGATATTCGTGCGGTCGGGTACGACCCCTACAACGCTGACGCTTTTATCGAGAGGTGGAAGCTCGACAACGACCCGACAGGCTTGAACGTCACGAAGGTTATCCAGGGCCCGCGGACAGAGTCCGTACCCCTCGGTGAGCTCAAGATTCTAGCCAACACGCGTATGTTGGTCTTTCACCAGTTGATCATGCACTGGACGATGGGTAACGCCGTCGTGAAGGAGGACCTGAATGGTAACCGGATGCTGATTAAACGTCGTAATGAAGAGAAGATCGACAACGTGTCCGCTTTGATGGACGGCTACATCGCTATCAAGGCGAACCCCCATGAGTTCGACTAGGAGGTGAGATGGGACGTGTACTAAGAAAGGCCCGGGAGCTCCAGCACGCCTGGAACATCCACGACAAGCCCCCGCGCGAGAGCAGTATGGGCGGGGGTATGACTCAGCCGCCCCGCAGTGGTCGCGGACCAGCTCGGTACTACAGCGATCGGTCGTTCGTCGGGTCGATCTACAACCGCTTGGCGGTTGACTTCAGTCAGGTGGAGTTCTTCCATGCGAAGCTCCATGAGAGTGACGACGTTGCTGTCGAAATCGTCAGGGATCCGCTGCATCACTGCTTGACGCTGGACGCCAACGTTGATCAGTCGGCGCAGGCCCTCAAGATCGACTTCGCCATGACTCTGTTCGAGCAGGGTCACGCGTGCATTGTTCCGACGGATGCCTCCATGGATCCGATGGACGGTCCGAGCTACGACATCAAGGCTCTACGGGTCGCAACGGTTGCAGCCTGGTTCCCCAGGCATGTCCTGCTGAACGTCTACGACGACCGAGAGGTCGATGAGGATGGCGAGCCTGTAAATGGCGGTGTCACCAAGCAGGTGAGAGTGCCGAAGGAATGGGTCTGCATCGTTGAGAACCCGTTCTACAGTGTGATGAACGAGCCCAATGGACTGGTTCAGCGTTATCTGCGGAAGCTCGAGATGCTCGACTCCGTGGACGAGGCGGCGACGTCGGGAGATCTGGACCTCATCATCCAGCTGCCGTACAACACCCGCCACGAGAGCCGACAGGCTCAGGCCGAGAAGCGTCGCGACGCGCTGCGCAACCAGCTCAAGGACGACGAGCTGGGCATCGGCTACATCGATGTCTCTGAGAAGATCATTCAGCTCAACCGTCCCATCGAGAACAAGCTTCTCGAGCAGATCCAGTATCTGGCGGACGGCATCATGGCTGAGCTCGGTCTGACCAAGGCCATCATGGACGGTTCGGCAACGCAGGACCAAGTCAACGCGTACTACGATCGGACGATCAATCCGGTTGCGGAGGGTCTTCGCCAGGAGGAGAAGCGCAAGTTCCTCACGAAGACTGCGATCACGCAGCGTCACTCCATCGAGACCTACCGCGACCCGCTCAAGCTGATCCCGGCTTCTGAGCTGGCCGACCTGGTCGACAGTCTCCGCCGCAACGGCGTCATCACCTCGAACGAGCTTCGACCCAAGATCGGGTACATGCCTTCGAAGGACGCCACCGCCAACGAGCTGGGCAACCCGAACATGCCTGTTGACAAGCAGCTTGCTGCGGGTCCCAAGCCGCCGGCGCCCACACGCATCACGGCGGAGCAAGTCATCCCAGCACTACCGGCCAAGAAGGGAGGTGACTGATGCCCAAGGATTACCTGGCCGCTTTCATGGTCAAGAAGTCCGACCTGCTTCAGCACGGCGTCAAGGGCCAGAGGTGGGGCATTCGCCGTACCGAGGCCCAGCTGGCCCGTGCCCGCACTGAGGGAGACTCGGATCCTCCGTCCGCAACCAAGCCGGCTGCGGCAGAATCATCGCAGGCTCGATACGCGCGGCTTTCGGTCCAGGCGAAGACCCAGGGAGCCAGTTCGCTCAGCGACGACGACCTGAAGTTCTTCAACGCTCGGACCGAAGCGATCAAGAAGGTCGCTCAGATGAACCAGAAGAATCCCAACTGGATTCGGGAGACGGCGCAGACCGTCATTCGGAAGACAGCGCAGGAGTCGATCCAGTCCATCAGCAATGCGGTCGTCAACCAATACGTCACCAAGCCCATCATCCAGGCCGCCGGTGCTCAGTCGCCGCCAAAGAAGCCCAAGAACAAGAACTGATCCAGAGAGGTCAAAATGAAGCCGAATTTCTCAGGTTGGATCACGAAGTACGGGATCAAGTGCACCGACGGTCGAACGATCGCTCCCAACGCGTTCGCTCACCAGGACGGTGGCTTCGTTCCGCTCGTGTACCAGCACAACCACACCGACGTCGAGCAGGTTCTCGGCAAGGTGAAGATGACCGCCAAGCCCGAAGGCATCTGGGGCGACGTCTTCCTCAACGAGTCCCCCAAGGCCGCGGCTGCCGGGTTCGCCGTCAAGAACGGTGACCTCGACAAGTTCTCGGTCTGGGCCAAGGACCTCCAGGAGCAGGCCGACTTCGTCGGCAAGCAGGTTCTCGTCCACAGCGGAGAGATCCAGGAGGCCAGCCTCGTGCTCGCCGGAGCCAACTCGGGCGCGATCATCGTCGATGTCCTGGCTCACTCCGTCAACGGCGTCCAGCTCGACCCCGACGAGGACCTCCTCATGGTCGGCGGCGAGATCATGCATGCCGACACCACCACGACTCCGGACGACCCGGATCCGGTGGACTCGCCGAGCACCGACCCGGAGCCCGAGGAGGGTGAGACCGTCAAGGACGCTCTCGACTCCCTCACCGAGGAGCAGCGGGCGGCCGTCAACAAGGTGATCGAAGAGACCGTCACCGAAGCAGTCACCGAGGCCCTCACCGAGGAGCCGGCACTTCAGCACAGCGACACCTCCACGAAGGGACCCAAGATGACCCGCAACCTGCACGACCGCCAGAAGCAGCTCGCTGGCAACACGGCCACGCTGCCGCAGCTCAAGCACGACGACGTCGCCAACGTCATCCGTGCGGCCAAGGGCCTGCAGCCCGGCCAGGACGTCCGTGGCATCAACGAGCAGGGCATGATCGGCTCGCTCCGCGATTTCGTCCGCAGCAGCACCGGCCGGGAGATGCTCCACGCCGACACCGCCGCGACGGAGTACGGCGTCCAGAACATCGAGATCCTGTTCCCGGACGCCCAGGCGATCCGGAACCAGCCGACGTTCGTCGACCGCCGCCAGGACTGGGTGAAGGTCTGGATGGCCGGCACCGGTCACCAGCCGTTCTCCCGGATCAAGACCCTCCACGCCGACATCACGGCCGACGAGGCTCGCGCGCGGGGTTGGATCCGCGGCAACCGGAAGAACGAGGAGGTCTTCCCGATCTTCAAGCGGACGACCGGTCCGGACTGGATCTACAAGAAGCAGGCCCTCGACCGCCAGGACATCATCGACATCGTCGACTTCGACGTCGTCGCCTGGATCAAGGCCGAGATGCGCGGCAAGCTCGACGAGGAGATCGCTCGGGCCGGCCTCTTCGGCGACGGTCGCCCGACCATGATCGGCGGCGAGCTGAACCCCGACAAGATCAAGGAGCCGACTGGCCCCGACGGTCTGGGCATCCGCTCCGTCGTGAACGACGACGACCTGTACGCGTTCACGGTCAACGTCCCGCTCGACGCGGACGCGACCAACTACCTGCCGCTGCTCGACGCTTCGGTCGAGGCGTCGGAGGACTACCGGGGGTCGGGCAACAAGACCACCTTCATGTCCTACCGCACGGCCTCGAAGCTGCTCATCCAGCGCGACCTGCACG